AGAAAAGTCAGCTGCCATTTTGTTGAGAGTACTCAACATATTGCCCTTCCTATTAGCCTCCTTAGTTAAATCATCTCTTATGCTTGCCGCAGTAGCCTCAACTACATCTGCCGCAAAACCCTCGCCTTTATTACGCAAACTAGCAGAAATCTTGCCTAGTCCTGACATAATATATTCTCCACGGGGGTTTACAGGGTTACTTCCAACTTTTTTTACAGCATTATTCTCTGAGCTATATGACTCCATATCACTTATCTCATTTTCAATCGAATTAGAAGTATCAGCAAGGCTTTCAGAGTCTGTATCCTCAACTAACAAATCAGCAATTTCATTTTCAAGATCACCATCCTGCGCAGAAGCCTCGTTGGCCTTCTTATCTGCCTCAACAGCCTCTCTCAGAGAGGCTTGCGACTCAGGATTATTAACAGTTTGCTCTTGCGCAGTTTTGTTTATATTTTGAGATTTGCCAACGAGCCTTAAAAACTCGCCAGCAATTCCGTCTCCATTTCCTCTAATACTATACATGCGACCTCCTATTCCCATAAAGATGATAGAGTATCTGCCGACATCAATCTAGAGTTAGCCCCTACACCGCTATCTGCTTCAACACCAATGTTTACTCCGCCAAGATCCGCCGCACCCTTAACGGTCCCTACTGGTCTTGCATTTGCAATGCTTCTCTTAAAAGCTTCAAATGCATTATCATCAAAAGTCATAATGTCATCAACCTGCCGGTCCAGTGACGCCTTTGAGGTCGGAAGAAGTCCTTTTCGCTGCATGTCCATACCAACGTCATAAGCTCTACGAAGCTTTACTCTGTAAGCCTCGCGGGCTTCATCTTGCCTTTTGGACTCAACTTTATTTGCCAAAGCCTCTTTTACAGCGCTCATCGATGAGTTCTGCTGAGCAGCTTCTGCCTGAATCATTCCATCAGCAGCGTCCGATACTTCGTCCGAAACATTGGATACCAAATTATCATCTAAAGCGTCTTCTGCAACTTCATCTTCCTCGACTTCCATTTCCATGGAAGACTTCAGAATAGCCTCACGGCTTGCGGCACGAGCGGCCAATACTCGATCATCTGCCTGCTTTAGAATGGCCTCTCTTCGAGATCTACGCAAGCTCATTGCAGAGGCAACAAGATCATCGATAGCTGCGTCATCTTCAACCGCATCACCTGCATAGTCTTCAGCCGCATCACCTGCATAGTCTTCAGCCGCATCACTTGCGGAGTCTTCTGCGTAATTAACAGAGTCTTCGACAGAATCTACTGCATTATTAACTTGGGCCGTAGGAACCTCTAAAGATGTGGCGATACTAACAAGAGCCTTGGTTTCTCCTGTGATTTGATCTGCATCTCTCATGGCATCACTTGCAAGCTTAACAAATTCGTTCTTCTGAGAAGAAGATAGCTTAGAAATATTATCATAAGTTTCTGCAACCATAGACAGTTCGTCCGCAGAATTATCAAGCTTTCTATAAGCTGTTTTAAGATTTCTTACAATATTACTAGAAAGAGCGCCCAGTCCAGCTTCAACTTCCTCTCCCTCTTCACCTTCGCCTTTGCCCGTAAAGACATTAACATCTACATCCGCCATAGTTGAGTCTTCAAGCTGGCTGACATAGTCTCTAACTTCGTCTAAAAGCTGCTCCATTTCAGCAAGTCTGTCATCAATCTCCTTCGCAGGCTCTTGCTCTTCCTCTTCACCTTCGCCCCCCAAGGCTACATCATCAAGAGGAGGTAAGTCTCCAGCACCTTCCTCGGGAAGAGGAGGTAAGTCTCCAGCACCTTCCTCGGGAAGAGGAGGTAAGTCTCCAGCACCTTCCTCGGGAAGAGGAGGTAATTCCTGGGCGGCCTTCAAAAGCCTTGCAACAGGATCTAAGCCCGCAGTTCTAATCTGACCACAAAGCTCCTTTCCATACTCGCGGCTCTTTAGCCATTCCCAATTCTCATTTAACTCTGGGCCAAAAATTTCCTGTCCAGTTGCCGCAATCACTCTTTTGTTTCCAGCGAAAACCTCAAGTACACTCGCAGCCTTATTCGCAGATCCATCTCCGTTTCTTCTTATTGTAAACCGAGTGCTAAGACCTGGTCCGTTATAAGCCTGAGATGCCCGGCTAAGCTTCTCCTTAGACTCCTTGTCTCCGGGAACCATTCCATCTGCACCACCCATGTTTCCATCTTGATGCATCTGCTTGTCCTTATTCCAGTCGTATGTTTCACCCTTATAGGTGTTGGGCTCTGCGCCTTCAGATCCACCTTGCATGTAAGCCAGTCTGCGAAGTCTTCGCTCCTCAAGCTTGGCTCTGCTAAGCTTCTCCTTAGATTCCTTATCGCCCGGGACCATTCCATCTGCACCACCCATGTTTCCATCTTGATGCATCTGCTTGTCCTTATTCCAGTCGTATGTTTCACCCTTATAGGTGTTGGGCTCTGCGCCTTCAGATCCACCTTGCATGTAAGCAATTCGACGGCGAAGCTCTGCCCTTTTTCTTAGTCTTGACTCATTCATAATATCCTCCATTATTGAATTGATTGAAAAGTCGTCCACAAAATCCATGCTATCACCGCCATCATTAGCCGTTTTAACGTTCTGATCCTGCTTACCGGTAGCTACCGTCACGGCTTCACCGCCAGACGGGTTATTGAATGATAAAATATCATCATCTGGCGAAAAATCGGGGTTATTCCCGGTGTCTCCGCCTCCTCCAAGATTTATCCTGGAAGTTGCAGAGCTATATTCCGCTCCTCCCCCAGGAGTGCTTGTCTCATTAGAATTCTCATAAGAAGTAAATCTTTCAGATGGTGTTTCCGAAAGATCATCTCTAGTTGTTGTCTTTAACTGACTTACTAACTGACGTATGACATCCTTTACATCATCTTCAACTGCGGGGTCACTCAAAAGCCCTGCCGCTCCAGTTGTAGCCTTTAATGCTTCCGCATTATTTCTCACCTTCTCTGAGCTATCAGTATAATTATTTTCAGAAGTTTTTAACAGCCCATTGTTTGACAAAAAGCTCTTTACAATATTGGTCCTGTCCTCAATAGAGCAACCACTTGTTCCGCAGGCGGTTTTCATTATGCCTTCCAGATGCTTTGCCTGCCCAAGGCTTAGCTGTCCAAGCATAGCACTAACATTGTCTACTCCATAATTTGTAAACTCTTCCTTGTATTCATTTAATGATGCAATACACTTAAGCAGAATAGCTCCTGGCTCAGCCGGCTGGACGACCAGACTGTACTCGATAGGCTTTAGACCTACGTTTATTTCTCCGTGGGCATTTTTGCTCATAATATGATTGCAGTACTCGTCCTGATTTGTGGCTCGATTTCCACAATCAGAGCAGATAGATGTCTCAACAGCAGTTCCCATAGATCCGTACCTAACAAGGCCCGTCTCAGCTTTGCGTGCCAAATCTGGGTAGTTAACCTTATCTAAGACACAAAGCCCAATTACTTGCTTAAACTTTTCATCGTAATGTGTATCTAAAATTATTCCTCTAATTCCATCTACAGAACTAGATTCATGATCACGACACAGAGGAAGGCCTACCCAACTGGCTGTGGCCTTTTTTAATTCTGATTCTGGAAAAATATCTTTATTATTATTTCTGTGCGGCTGAACATTTCCATGCCACTTCCAGTTTTCATCAAAAAAGCCCCAAGCATCTTCTCCTGCTACTTTTTTGATGGAACCATTGTCATCAAGCAAGGAAGATTCTGCGGCTTTTAGAAAAATTATAGAAAAATAAAGAAAGTCGTCTGACTTAGGGGCTATGCTCTTAATGCTTCTTGCTAACTTAGAAAATCTACGAACTATCTTTGGGTTTGCGACGATTTCATCATGGTCACAAGTTCCAACGATATTGTTCTCTGGAGAAGAACATATTTTTTTAAACATAGCTAGCCCTTTACGTAAAAAGAAAGAATCAAATATTTATATAAATATTAGTGTAATTATTTTTTGTGTAATTATTTTTTGAATTACATAGTTTTTTATTCTTTTTCTTCTTTTTTTACATGATTCCTTAAAGCTTTAATTCTTCTATCATTTTCATCATCTGAATCAAGATAGATGACATCATCCTCTTCGGAGTCAGCAATATCATACCCATCTTTAGAGTTTTTTACTATGATTTTCTTTGTTTTATCGCCAAATTTTATAAACATATTTATTCCGCCAATATTACTATACCCAATATATTAGAAGTAATATACTCCTTTGTACGCTCAAGGGTAGTCTTTAGATCTTCTATGGTCGACTCTGCATTAGTCGTCTTCTCACTTAGGCTCTCCACGAATTTATCCGTATCAATTATTGATATTAAATCAAAGACTTCCTTTGCAGATTCTGACAAGTCCTTAGCAGCCAAAGCAGTAGAGTCGATTATCTCTGCTGTCGTGGAAACATCTTTTATCGAATTTAATATTTTTATTCCATTTTTAATATTTATTAAAAGCCTCTTTGTTAGCCTAGAGTTTCTTTTGCACGACTGGCTATATTCCCCTTTGCTTCCGGCCACAGCATCGGCCTCTCCTTTTATCTTTTCATATTCTTCTACATTTTTATTAAGATTATCTAATAGCTCTCCGCACATATCATGTGATCTTCCAAAATAACGCAAAGCATTTCTGGATTCACTCTTAACTCCATCTGGTACCGGAATGCCAGCAGACTTAACGATACTACCTGCGCGAACAACAATATTGTGCCCAGGATATCTTTTGCTAACAGCGGAGAAGATATCTTTTGACCCGTAATGTGATGGAACCTGTATAAGATCTGAATTTATAGAAAACTTGGGATCTCCAGTTTTCATTCGAACCTCCTCCTCCAGTAGTCGAGTCAACACTCCTGCATCTTTATCATCTCGGGTCGCAAAGACAACCTTGGTCAAGATATCTTTGGAACCTTTGTACAGCTCATCAATAAACAACATTTTATTATTGTTTTTTAAAATATTATTTTGCAAATATTCATTTAAATTAATTGAATATTTTAAATTTATTTTTTCATAAAAACCTTTTTTGACCAAATCTAGCAAGGAAACCTTTACCAGCCCCTCCTCTATTGAGAACGCCTCCCCGTATAGACCTCTTGCTATACGGGCATCATTAGATGGGGGAGAGTGTTTATATAGCGTAATTTCTTCATCTAAGAATAAAGAATCAAGGTCAAAGGCTAAAACTTGATCTTTATGTGGAATGTTGCTTGACGCATTTTTTACTATAGAATGTATTTGACTTTGTTTTTCATTGTTGTTCTTTATATATAAATTATTTTTAGAAACCTTATATAGCCCAGTCTCTAATGAGCTAGACTCCTTAAAAATGCATTTGGTTAGACCAATTTCGTCTAAAGCAAAGGCCTCTTTTGCAAAGCCTCCCCCAAGTCGCTCTCCATATCTTATATGAATTAAGTCCAACTCTTTAATGCCAAGAGTATCAGATAATCCTCCGGATATTTCTAAAACCGCCTTAGTTCCTGCGCAGGAGAATACCTCTAGTGATCCGGGGCTGATATTCTTATATATCTTTTTAATTCTATTTTCTTCATCAATAAATGCTATGTCAATAGGAAATCCTACTGTGCCCATATGAAAAAAGGCATCCGTAGGCCTTTCATATGGAAATAAAAGTCCAGATCGATCATTTAAGTTTGAATAAACCTGCAATCCATCAATTTTCTCCTTAGAAGTCTTGGCTACATCGCATTCAAAAGAAGTCTCAGAGCCATCCGCCGAATTATAATGTTTTATTGTAGCAATTTTATCCAATTCATTTTTTTTAACCAAAAACTTTCTTGTTGCCCCAAAGTGTTTAGAGACAATGGAAAATCCAACATTTTTGATTGAATCAGAAATGTCAATTGAGTTAGAGGAGATTACAAGCCCATACCCTGTCGGTCTCAATTGTGAATAAATATTCTTAAGAGTAATGCTGGCAGCCTCCTTGTTATCAATCGCTTTAGACATATAAAAGCCATCAAACTTTCTTCCGAAAGAATGAAACATGGGATCTCCATACTCCTGATGATAATCATCTATATTTATGTCCTCAGAGGCCTTTTCAATTAAAGTAACCAGGTTGTGTCCATCTTTCAGCAGAGAGTCTGGAGCCATATATGTTTGAGGCCCCAAGCCTAATATAGATGAGTCTTTTTGTAAAAATTTTCTAAATTTATTAGAAAAATTAGAAAGAATTTCTAGATCATCTTCCGCATCATCCTCAACCACCCCTTCTACCTCTGGGGAGAACATTCCGCCTTCAAAACTTATAGGAACTCCAAGTTCATCATTCATATGTTTTTCAGGAACAAATAAACTGTGCCCCGGAGTAGAGGTATCTCTGCTGATCTCCACTACATCTTGTATATCAAGATCAGGATTGCCAACAGGAGCCATCGATGCCGACTCTTTCTCTGGATCGCCTACTACATATGGCCATGACACTTTTCTCATTATATCTCCTAATATATTTTATACAAAAAATAGCAGAATATCATAATCTTCTTAACAATTCGCTTAGCACGATGTTAATGAAGTATGGATCCTTTCCGTTCAAAACATTCTTGACCAACCCAAGGCTAACCCCTATGGCAGCTCCTCCGGGAGATTTTTTTCCAGCTATCTCCATAACATTAAACAAAGAAACTTTATTATGCACATTTTGAAAAGACTTCATCCTTGACTCTGGAGCCATATTGTTAATCATAATTTTAATCATATTATGTAGCTGCTCAGCAACATACACTGCATTTTGCTCAAGCATTTGTGATTCTTTTTTTAAGCTATCCGACATATTCTCTAGCCCTTTCAACACTAGCCTGATATGCAGCCATAGATGCTGATGACAAATCTTTGCCCATAATAATACTTGACCTTAAAGTCTGATTATATGCTTTAGTTATTTCTATAAAAATTTTATTTTTATTTACTATATCTGACTCTGATATTTTTATTATTAAGTCTCCAAATAATGCTGAATAATTTAAGGACTTTTGTTCTGCTACTTTTTTTATTAAAAAATCAGCAAATCCAGCAAGCACAACCTCATCTTGTCTGTCCATATCATCCCCTAATTCCACCAACATGCTTAGCAGATCGTCATAATCAAGGCTTCTTTGCCTTCTAGGCTTCCTGCGAGGAAGCTCTGGAGCCTCCTCTAGCTCCGTATGAATAGGAGGCATTACGGGCTCACCAGGCATGGAGTAGCCCCTTCCTATGCCTCCACTTGTGTCAGAGGAAAATCCCTCCTCTGCCGGATGTGGAGTCGGAAGATCACAGGATTTTATTGGTCGCCTTGCGACACGCCTTTTGTTTCTGTAAGATTCCTTCTTCATTTATCGCCTCGATCCCTAATTTTGCCAAAGCCTTTAGAGTTAACCCTGCTTGCAAGCGATTTCCCTTTGATTTTCTTTGGCCTAAAAGCCTTGCCTTTAGCTCCACGAACCCGCCCCCCTCCAACAACTAAATCTGCAGGGGTAAAAAACACTCTCTCTCCGTCTGGAGATACAGTTTCGTAAAGAGAAGTTGTTGTTTCGCCAGCTAACTTCGTTAACTGCTCTTGAAGACGGTTATCTTTAGCGACAATTTCTATTGGTGCGGCGGGATGGTTGATGTAAAAAATCTGGTCGCCGGGGGATAAGCTTGTTAAAAAAGTATCATTAAAATGAATTATTAATTCTACAGAGGCAGCACCGCCGGGCCCAGAGGCTGTCACGTTACTGACCACTCCTCTTATCGCGTCCCCTATGTCTGATGGCCAAACCGTAGAGCCAGAGGTGTCTATTGTTCCATTTGATATATATTCGCTTATATATTCTATATTGCTCCAGCAAGCATCTACTCTGGAAATATCTCCAGCACTTGGATTGGAAGGGTCTTTTATTAGAATTATCTTAAAAGAGGCACTTAAGGAGCCGGGCGTTGAGCGATCAACTTCTATTCGACCCGAAGACCCGCTTGCCTGCATGCCTCTTCCTGCCTCAATCATATATATTGAAGCATCATTCAAAATATCCTCAGGAGAGTCAGGGCAGCCCCTTGTAGAAGAGGCTGGCGGCGTGGGAGCCCCTGCTCCAGAGGTCTCTGATACACTTATTGATCCAAATGCATCTAGATATATAAACCACTCATGTATAGCTACAAACAAATTGCGCAAAAATACTTCGTCATCTGGAGTCTGCGTCCCTTCTCTTATTCTAGAAGCAATAGCTTTTCCGGCAGGCACCGAAAAGGTTGTTATTGCTGAAAACTTCTCCCTTAATCTATCTATAGCTTGAGTCATAATTATTTGATATGGACCACCGCTATGCCATATTGGCTTAGAGTCTGAGGCACTATGAAGGGTTAGGGACATAATTTCCGAAGCAATAGTATTCGCCCTAACTGCTGTATCAGACTCTATTTGTGCTTTCGTTATGTCTTTCAGTATTGTCTGATTCTTATGAATGCTATCTATATAAAATTTAAAATTATTATTATAGAGAGATCTGGCGGGAACTATTATTCTCTTTTTAAAACCATTTATAGCTTTTTCATGAACCACTTTTGGGTCAAAGTTAAAGCCAACCTCTGCCTTTATCTTTGTTTCAGAAAGCCTGGCCGATGGCAAGCTCCCCGATAAAAGGCTGGTAATCGAGTTTATAAACGAGCCAAAGATCGCATTTGATCGCTCATTCGTAAAATCTTTCGACTTCCCTATTTCTACTCCAAGCCCTATAGCGTCAAAAGCCGCCTCTAACTGTGTGGCCAAAAAGCCTCTTTCTTCGGGAGTTGGACCTGGAGCGGGAGTTGGACCTGGAGCAGGAGCTGTAGTTTGTCCCACTTTTTCAATAAGATCATTCACATTACCCTCCTTCACCCATAGGTGGCCCAGGAGGAGGGGGTGCGCCCATACCCCCCATATCAGGAGGGCCTCCCATATCGCCACCCGGCGGTACTCCAGGCAGTGCTCCACCTCCACCCGCAAGGCCTCCCGGAGGTTCTGATATAGATTTAGATGGATCAAGTCCCAAAAGCTCTGCTAGCTTCATATTCCCCAAGACCTGTTGTTCCTTGGCAAATACCTGTTCATCAATCATTTCTTCTCGCAACCTTCTTCTCTCTTCTTCATAGCTAAGTCCAAGGCTTCTATGGAGAGTTTGCATTGACACCTGTTTGTTGCCCACAAATTGGCCTACCGATGTTATAAAGTCTGCCATGTCATATAGATTCATATGATTAAAATCAATGGATGGCACCAAAAGTCTTTTCTCCCCATCTTTATATTCAAAAAAATCTTGAATTTCACAAATGGGTGCAAACACCTTTCTTTCCAGCCACTTCTTCATCATATTTCTAAATATATCATATCTCTGCCGAAGAACTTCAAGCCCAACCGAAGAACTTGCATATGTTGCCGCCTCTTGGTCCATCAAGGCCTTAGGGGTCATTAGTCCTGCATATAAATTTGTAACAATATGTTCAATATCAGCGGCTACATCGAGCACTCCCCCGGAAAACCCAGCTCGCTCTATAGTTACTCCTCCGTGAGTTACAATCTTGAAATCCTTATCATATTGCGCCTCTTCCAATATATTTTTAAACGCCTCAATGTCTGCCTGCGTAGGCCTATAATCATTATCTCCAGTCAGCTTAACTAAAGTTAATGGATTAACCATACCATCTGCCTGCGCGAACTTAGACTCCCTTAGCTTGTCATATAGCATTAAATCTTTATATACAGATACAATTACAGACGTTCCCCTTATGTCATAAGGTGAGCTCAAAAGCTTTAGATGAGATACATTAAATACATCAAGAGGAATATTTTGCCCCTTTCTAACATAGTCAAGAATATGCTTGGGAATATACTTTCTCATAGATAAGTCTGCAGGAGATGTAGAATTTATTATTCTTTGTAAATTAGCATCTGGCCTTAACGAAACCATTGTATGGCTTCCTATAACAGACTTTTTAACATGAACATAATCAGGGTTTAGAATCGTGATCCTGTTCCATACTCCCATATTTTCATCAAGCTCTGCGTATGGAAACGCCTCCCCCATTTTCCAAAACTCTAATGCTGCGCCATAAACTACGGAGTATAGATCAATACGTTCTGCCATTTCCATAAAAAACTGTTGAACTTTTTTGTTTTTACATGTTATATTTATTTTGCTAATAGGATATGAGGCATGCAAATTAATTGCATTTCTCACAATAGGGTGTGTGTCATAAAAAACGCGATTCCACGCGTTCATAGTCACCCTATCTCTAGGAAGATTTAAGTTTGCAAGCTGAAATAGCGGAGAATAAATCTCTGGAGACATTCGGTCTGTAGTCGAAGATAGTGTCGGCCCAACCATAGGGGACGCAATTGATGCGGTCTTCAGTATGTTTGCGCCCTTATGCCTAAAGCCTGGGCTATGAGCAATTGACCCATAAACTGCAGATTCAGTATCTGCATCAAGCTGCTTATTTGCGGCATCTGTAATTTGAGCACGGCGAGTCTCTGACAAGGATCCGGCAGCTTTTTTTGAAATATTTGTAGGCGGCCTATTAATTCTTCTCATGTTTAAAATCTCCTCTTAATATTTGCCAAAGTAGACCTTGGATATTCGCTTCTTCTCTCTAAACCTGGTTTAATAGTAAAACCTTTTGTTAAATCAAACTTATAAGCCATATATGCATACATAAGCGCCATAAATCCGTCATTCGGAGTGGGCCCCTTTGCAAATGTCTTTACAGGCTGGCCTCCAGAAATCCTTACCTTTGACTCCATTGATGTGCAGTGATCTATTAACCACTCTAAATATTCATAGCTTTTCCAGGGAAACCTAACCTTGCCCTTTCTGAACAAATCAATCAGCTCATCTATAAGAAGATCTTTGTTGTAAGATATGATTAATTCATCCTCCCTGTATTTTACTGGTTTTAAAAGACTTCCGCTCCCTTGTGCTCCCAAAAACTTGTCTCTATACATCGTCTGGATATCATGAACCACATCTTGTCCAAAAAACCAATCTGAAACACCCCTGGTTACTCCAAAGCGTCTATACATTTCTTTTATAGTTTCTTTTTTGAAATCAAAATTATTTTTGCGCAACTTATGAGCATGCTCAATAGATATTGTTCCGTCTGGTGCTGCAGAAATTATCACCACACAGGAAAATGATTGGCCGCCTCTTGAGTTAGGATCATCGTCCTTCCCTCCCCAGTCCACCCCCAGGTAAACTGATTTTTCATTTGCACTTATATTTTTTGCAAAGGCCCTATCTGGATCTCGACACATCTTGTAAATCTCAGCCTTAGTTAGCGGAGCTCCTGCTCCCGAATAAAACTCTCCAATGACTTCGTTTCTCCAGATCCTCTCCGTTTGAGCCGGATTGTTTTCTGGCATTAATTTTTCTATATTTTCTCTAGTAAAATATGGAATATATAATTGATTTATATGAAACCCAACATACTCGCTCTCGCTTCCCGATCTAGATCCAGACCAGCACCCAAGCTCAATCGCCTCAACCTTTTTCTGCTTAGTCCCACACAATGGGCATTGAACAATATTGTCGTATAACCAAATTGATTTCCACCTATCATCATCAGGCAGATAAAAGGGGTAAGTTTTTTTGCAATTAATACATCCAAGATGGTAGTAGCGCTGATCAGACATATCCCAAATGGTGGAGAAATGGCTGTTCTTTTCCTTGGGGGTTCCGAAGAAAATCTGCACGCCCTGACCTACAGGACCATACTTTGCGGCGGTCAAAATCTTTGTAGCATTACCAATGGCGTGCCCAAACATGTCTTGAACCTCGTCAAAAAACACCACATCTGCGGTCATACCACGAATTCTGTCCCCGTCCGTTCCTAAACTATCAATCCACAAAGTTCCTGTATTAAATTGCTTCATAGTTAGGTTGTCGACAGAGTTTGAGCTAATAAGCTTATTGCTTGTTACAAAATCATTTTTTGCAGTTCTTATTAAAGTCTCTAGCTTATCTTGAGAAAACTTCTTCACCTGACCAAGTGCGGGGAATAAATGCACAACCCTAATGTTTGGATTGGTAAATAAGCCGCTATTTGTAAAGAATAAATCTAGAGCCCCGGCCATAACCGTAGCGCCGACCTGCCGTCCCTTTTTGATCACGACAGGTTTGCCGTCTTTACGAGTTGCCTGCAGAGCAATATACCTATAGATATCCGCCATAAATTTCCAGCCATTATCTAGAATTGTGAACTCTGCACCGTCCAAAGTTAAATTATTTTGAACGAAGTGCGCGGGATCAAAGTCTAGAAAACTGGTTTTTAATTGGTCAAATAGTTGTTCTTCACTCTTTTTTTTCGCCATTATTATCCGGGTGATGCATGCGCCATATAATCTGCTATATCTTCATTTTCCTCAAATGACATTTCTGCCTCAGGTATATATTCTACCTCATCCGGACNNTTTTCNCGACCACCAAGAATCTTTTCTATCAGGGCTTTAAATTTATTATGATCAATTTTGCCCTCAACTCTATCGAGCCCAAGCTTTGGATGATTCCTGCAGTGCGACATGATCGTTCCATATCCTGCCTCGGGACGATCCGAAGAAAACTCTTTAATATAGTTTAAGATATTCCTTAATGTAGTATGGGTCTCTTTGTTGCAGGTCGAACACTTGGCTTTTCCGCAAGAGCATGACGAGCAGCCTCCCGTGCCTTTCGCGCACCCCTCACAACAGCTGGCCGACTTTGTCTGCCCCCTATTATCATCTACATTTTTAATCAAATCAAATCCGGCACGAGCCTTGAGGTCCGCCATCTTCTCCTCTATAGTAGAGAAGTCATTTCTTTTCTTCATAATAGAGCGAAGATTATTTAAAAAATCAGCATTTTTTTCCAAATTAGAAGCAAAGTCATTTACCCAATCAACTGTGGTATTATATTCTTCGCTTATTTTTTGTCTATTTACTTTCATTTACAACTCCTAGGCGAAATAATTTCTCATAAAATCAACGCCCACTTTACCCTCTTTTGCACGACCTTCTTCGTCCTTGCAGCTATTCGGAGAAAACGTTCCCCTGTCCTTAAAGATGTGAAACCCACTGTCCATGCAAAGCTGCATAATAGCTAGTTCTTCGCGATCATCAATAGAGTACTTGTTGGACAAAAAATCATACACTTCCTCTATCGGATGGCCGCCTGATACATGAGCGTTAATCATTATCCCGGATATTGCCCTCTCAAAGGGAGAGACTGCAATGACTATGTTTCTAGGGGTGGAGGCCTCTTTCTTTAAATCCTCAAATTCAACTGCATCACCGGCCGGACTTACCCAAGATGGAACCTTAGAGGCTTCGGCCTGCTTTCCGTGCTCATCCTTTAGCCGCTTTTTAAGCTTGCCCAAATGGCTCTTTAGCAGCAAAATATCTCGCATTATATTTACACGAACACTTTCTAATGCTTGAACATCAAGAACATTATCATGGTCCTCCCTAATGGCCTTAGATATTTCAGAATTTAATCTATCCAGAAAACTGGTGGCCCTTTCGCAGCCCACCGTTGTTCTGCCATCATGCTGAGGGATATTTCCAGGATATTGTTCTTGAACATAGTCCATAAATTTAGACAAATCCCCATCGTTGGCATAATCTGTCTCCACTTCTTCCTTATCGTTATCTAGATCATCAGAGCTTATATCTGCCCCAGGAACCAAATCTCCTAGCTTTAAGTCTCCATGCTCTTCAATAAATTCGGTTACGACCTCATCAAGATCCTCTAGCTCCCCTGCCATTTCCCCAAAGCTTTCATCACCTTCTGCAAAGGGCTCCAAAACGTCCTTTAAGGAAACATCCTCTAGATCATCCGTCCCTGCTTCCTCGGTCATTCCTGCTCCAAAAATTTCTTCAGGAGAAAAAATCTCTAAATTATCTTCAGAATAGCTTACGCTATCTCCCTCAGAATATACTTCTGTATCGCTCGCCAAATCCTCACCCAAGAATGTAGCTTCCTTAAATATCACTGTTTCAATCTTATTGGACATATCTACTCCTATCCTATTAAACTATAAATACCATAATATATGTTTCTACTTTCATTATTATCAGAATAATGATCTAGCGGATAACCATATTGCGCCTCAGGCATGTTTCCAACCATTGTATGCGGATACAATGGGCTGCCATTGATGCCAACATTTCCAGCTGGCATCTCAGAAGATTCGCTGTCATACTTGCAGTCTACTGATTTTTTATTATCAAAAATTCTATCTGCAAATGGACACTTTTTCGGCTCTTCTATCATAAACATTAACTCTAAATTATCTTTAATTATTTGCTCTTTATCTTCTTCGCTCTTTGCAACCTCGAGAGGAATCATGCTAAAAACTGCAGGCCTACCATCTTGGTCCATAACTCCGCCTATCAGATTACAAGCATCTGTCACAGGAAGCCCGAATGGACATGTCTCAATATTACCTCGAATCATAATTCTAATACCCTATAAAGGAAAAAAATATTAGTAAGTCTAAAGCTCAATGTTTTGTAATTCATAATCAGTCATATTAATAGCGTCATCTAAGTATTTTCCCACCAACTTCCGCTTGATAAGTTCGTCCTTAAAGCGGCCTACCATAGGAATTACTGGCAGTAAATTCATTTCAGAAATGTAATGCATTGTTATATCAGCATCTGCCTCTATTGATTCTCCAATTAGTGATGTTAAAAAGGCATCTTTTAGCTTCCATCTATTTTCTCCGGTGAAGGATCTACGATTTTCTAAAGCATACTGGACAATATCTTCGTCTATATTAAAATTAAGTCTTGCCGCAAAATTTATCGCCCTAAAAAGCCTCCTTACATCGTCCTGTATAGTGATTGCTGCCGGCACAGGTGTTCTTATAATCTTATTATTTAAGTCATTAATCCCCATATTTGTTGGATCTATAATATTATTGTCTAAAAAACTTTTATGTAAAGTATTTATAGTAAAATCTCTACTAAAAACCTCAAAAAGCTTAGGATCCTCTATTCCCAAATCTTTTTCCATAAATGCTATAACATCAGTAGATACAAAATTACTGGAAAAATCTAAGGTTTTATTTTCCAAAAATATTGAAACATGACTATCAGGATATACCTTAAACCCTTTGTTTAAACTATAGGCGGTGGTAATAGCTAATCGTGCAGTATCGCTGTCATTTGTTGTTATATCAATATCTCTAAAGTCATTCTCCCTATTTAAGTAAATATCCCTAGGAATGCCTCCGACAATATATGGGTCTGATATATAATTTTCTTCACATATTTTTAATATTTTTAACAAAACATTATTAAGGCTCATTTTTTCCTCACTAAATATTGAAGCTATTCAACGGGGGGCTCAAGAGAAGGTTCTGCGGCTTCTGGCTCCGCTTCCAACACTTCTTCTACAGCCCCAGGGACAGAGGCCTCTTGGGCGCTCACCAGAGCCTTTGCATTAGCCAACTGGCCCATCATCTTTGTAACCCTAGTCAGCGCATATGAAAATGCATCAATTAATTTACTTTGAGATTCTGCTAGCTCAGGAAACATCGAAGCAATCCCGATCTTATCCAGCATAATATCAAACTCAGCAAGCTGCCTAATAATCCTTCTGTCGGCCAACATTCCTGCTACCTCATCTAGTTTTCTTGCAGCGTCTTCGAGACTAATCTCTCCCGCAAGTTCCTCGTACTCACCCGGCTTAGCGCCAGGAAGAGGAGCAATATCCTCTAAAGAAACAGGCTCTACTTCGTCAGACTTTGGAATTGCACTCTTTGGATCATTCGGATCCTGCTGAGCCTCCTCAGGAACAGCCTCAACCTGCTCGCCAGGCAAGGTCGCTTCTTCTGGCGCAGGATCAGGAGTCGGCGCAGGTTCGGGCGGTAGCCCGGGCGCTTCGTCTAAATTTCCCGGAACCTCTTGGGCAATTTTTGTCAAAATATCTGCCGCGTTAGCTCGGCCAGCCTTATTGAAGGCCCCTGCGGTTTTGTATGTTACATCAGAAAGTGTTGCTGCAAGCTTTAGCTGATGAACCTGAATGCTTAAGTTTAAAAGATGCTCTGCCAATACCCTATATTCATCTGATTTAATATACTTATCTGACCTCAAAAGCTTATCGATCCTGCGAATCGCTCCGTGCAGCCTAGACTTCCATGCACCAAAATGCTTAGAGTCCTCTGCGGCTCCTGCAGCAACCGATGCTGCTCCATCAAAAGTTATGTCTCCAAAACTATCTCCGGGCATATTATTTCCTGTATTTTTATCTATATAAGCACTTCCGCTTCCGGCGTAATAGGGATTATTTCCCTGGCCAAGGTCGCCTAAATATATTGCCTTCTTTTTCATGTCCCGTTCCTCTTCTGAGCTATATTTTAAATGTTCTCCAGAACTGTAGTACTCAAACCACTTTTTAAACCTAAGGTCTTCATCTTCATCTATATTTAAATAATTACTATAATAATCTAAAGCATTTTGCTTTGTCATTTCGTTGCTTTCAACCGCACTATAGATATGATGAACAACCTTCATCCATCTTCCTATGTCAAACTCTTCGCCTATGGCGTCACCCGTTCTTCCTGGATTAGGATATGCAAACTTTTTTATACCTGACTTACTAAGCTTAGCCTCAACTATCTTGTAATATGCATCATTTTTATCTTTTATATCAAAATTGATCAACGCACCTATATCATGAGAACCCATCTTTGCCCCAAGATCTCTTGCTGCAGACTTTATAGTAAAGTATCTCTTTAGCTTTACATCATCATCTATCCCAATTTGAGATAAAACCACAGCCCTCTTCGTAAGGTCCCGGAAGGACTCTGAGTATTTTCCATCGGATATTCTTATGAGTTTGTCAATAAAAAAATCATTTATTTTAACTTTTTGATTACTCATTTCCGCCCAGCCTCTCCAAAAGTTTATCTATCTGCTCTAACCACTCTCTTTTCTCACTAACCCTCTGGTCTTTAGCCTGCTCCCTAAGGTAAGTCAGATGCTTAGTCAGATTATTGTCAGGAATCTTCTTGTCATCGTCATATATAGTGAGGTTGTCCTTCAGCCACTCGCTAAAAGATACTATGCTATTTAAGTCTTTTAATTCAAAAACTCTATGTAATTTTCCATCAATCAACATCTATTATCTCTCCCTTAATAACTTCTGGAGCATAACCATTTAAATGACTCATTTTTAATTCCAAATTATTGACAAATACAGGAACAAGGTCTGGGCTTAATTCCTGCAATACATCTAAAACCACTTCCTTTAATATTCTCGCCTGCTCATTAACTACACTAATATTAATATTATGCTCAATCTTTTTGTCGGCCACTCCCTCTATATATTTCTTCCAATCCTGCATAATATTCTTCATAGCATTAATATATTCAATGAAAATCTTATCCTCCCTTAAGGATCCGCCCTCTTGCAGTAGGTTATAATAATATTCTATTCTTGAGTTTATTAGGCTGTCCATTTCCACAAGGCGCTTTGCAACATCCAATTCAGACGAAGCTATCTCTTCAATTTTTTGCTGATAAGAAGACGATGCTTTTATGATCATTCTAGCCTCCGCCTCTGTAGCCTCTTTGTCCACCTGAATTCTCTTATTCTTTATATCATCAAGGACTTCGCCCTTCAGGTTAAGATGCTCGCCTCTAAACTTTTGCAAAGTCATATACGAAATATGAAGCCGCCTTGTTCTTGGGTATTTGTTTTTCAGCCATCCCTCTACCTGCTTCACAGAATCGCCTTCTAACAGCATTTTTATAATGTCTTCTTTATCTGGGTGATTTAAAATTTTCTTACTCATATATGCCTCAAAGCTTAACTACATTCTACTAAGCTAAAATGTTATATTAAATATTTTAATTATTAGTTTCCCTTCCTCATAGCTCCCGCAGGAGGTAAGGAATAAAACATAATATCGTCGGTCCCTTGCTGGCTAGATCCATTTTCTTCCGAAAGCATAAATTCCTCAGGAATATCATTATCTAAAGATGATGCCACAACAACTTCTCCTGTCAATTATCTTTTCTAACTATAGTTATGACCAACTCATGCATATCGGTACTATATGGAATCTTGTACGCCCGAACTCCATTCATCCTATTGTTCTCAAAGGTTAGCAGTCTCATTTTTGACTCAGGCCAAGATTCGCCATCTTGACCTTCTGCCCAAAAATATATAGCGCCCTCTACTCCTCTTGCCTCATCCGGCTCTTGAGCCAATGCCCAATACACCCTGTACTCTTCCGGCATTGACTGGACTGTGGGCCATCCGTAGAAATTTTCAATAGAAGATATGGTTGATACCGAAAAGAATAAGGCAATAAGAATAATTCCAGACTTTAAAATCCAATTACCCCTCAGCCCTATTATTAGCCACAGAAGTAATGAAAATAATATAACAAACGATATAGTTAATCCCATCTTGACATACTCCACGGCCTGTCTTCAACCTCTCGGACAAGATCTTTGTCTAAATCGCCAATAGATATTACATCTCCATTAGAATTTAGAGTTATTCTACACACAGTCTCCTCCTGCCCCCTTCTTTCTAGGGTTATTGTCTCCAACAATATTGTCGAGAAAGGATTCATCTTGTCAATCTGGACTGTAACAGTGGTTGGTCCAGGCACTCTTTTGGAATACATATGTAAGTTCAAAACATACTCTCCAGGCATTACCTTTCTTATTGTTACGATTTCTCTATTTTCCTTATATTCAATTATACCAAACTCTGTTTGCACTGCATCATGATTTCCGCCTAAATCATCTCTGTCTAAATGTATCAGACTAGTCTCTTTGTTTCCAAAGTAAATCACATTCCCCTGTGGATCTTGGACATAAGTGTCTACATCATCAGTAATATCCTCTGGCCAAGACACCGTTATTAAAAAATCTGCATGAACATCGATCTTTCCCTCGTCACTAACTGGGTTGACCAAAACAAATGCGACAACAAAAAGCGCAGCAAAACATAATAAAGTGTTGAATAAGAGATCTAAAAATGCAACATTTGTATTATATGTTCTCTTCATTCTCAACCTTCGCCTACACCCTGGCTTAAAATAAAGTATTGTATCTTCAACAATACGCTACACACGAGGCCTACCAGGGTTGTGTATAAAGCTGTAGACATTCCAAGGCCGAGATCTCTAATTAAAGCCTGTACGGTTTGAGTGTCATCTACGTTTAGGGACGAAAAGCCCCCCAGCATCGATATAAATCCAATAACAGTTCCCACCATACCTATTGATAGAAATAAGTCGCTCATAAACCAGCTGGACTCTATGCTTTCCCTTATATCTTTGCCCCTTAATATGTCTATATTTTCCCCATAATAGCCAACGCTCCATGTTTGTATCCCGCAGATTACTGATTGTATGTAAAATAACGACAGTATTAAAAAGCTTAATTTCGTTACATCATTGTCCCATACTGTATGAAAAACATTGCTAAAAAAACAAAATCCTGTAAAAATAGCAACTAATAATATCATTAGCCACCATTTTAAAAACAATTTATGCCTTACTATTTCATCCTTACCCTTTTTTATTCTCTTATTCATGTTTTCCCCAAACTAAAAAGTCCCAGCTTTATATTACTATAAGCCAGGACTTCAATCGTTTAAAAAGTAATTTAATAGCTATTCTTTTGTTTTCTTAATTAATGAATCTAAATAATTCGCCTCTTTAACCAAGCCCTTTTTATCTAAATGACTTGCCAAATGTATCATGCTGGCAACAACCTTTTCATCTGTTCTCGATTGCCCGTCCGGCTTGGTCTGCGGGGGCCCCGGCTTCAGCTCCTCTTCCTCCTCCTCTTCCTCAGACAGAGTCTTAGTGCCCGGCGGGACATAGTCCGGTTCCAAGGCATAAGTCGGCACAAGAGGAGCTATCTTTAGAAAGGATGCAGTCTTTTGAATTAAGGCGTCTAAATAATTTGCCTCTTTTATTAAGCCCTTGCCGTCCAAATGATTTGCCATATGCATCATGCTAGATTGAAGCGCAGCACTTCCCGGGGGAAATGTGCGTCCGTCTTCGGCCTTAAAGCCCTCATTGTAATCATAAATCTTATTGGTGTAAGGGTCTTGAAAAACTCCGTCAGAAACCCTTAGCGCCTGGACTCCCACTCGATCTGGGGAATATCTCGTTGAAAGATGTGTTGCAACATGAGCTGTTGGAACATATGAGTCCTCATGCTCAGGAGACAAGTTATAAAGCCCCTCCGTTGTTCTCTCAGGAGGCGTGCCGCCACGCTGAGAAATATATCTTTCTCTTGTCGCATACTCTGTAACGTTTGATTGAAAGTGTTGAAATGCACCATGCTGATCTGCATCAGCAGCCTTTTCTAAACGTCTTAACGCATTCTTTCTTCCATTACCCTTAGTAATTGACTCTAATCTTTTTAACTTTTTTGCTCTAGAATTCATTTGATTCTCCTACGAAAGCGAAATCTTAGAAGAAGATATCATGGCCCCTGTGTCACTCAAAGCCCCTGACTGCTGACTGCGAGTCATGGGTATTGGCCGACCTTTTGCATCAAAAGCAACCTTACTCACCGGAAGGCCAAGCTTTGGACAGTAAAGCTGAACAGACGTTTGTACCTTGATTAAATCCCCATTATCAAAAGCCGCCTTAATAAGAGCGTCTCTTTCGGTGCTCCCAGATGAATGCTTTAATAATTTAGAAAATCTATCCATAGCAGCAATATGCTGCTCTCCTTCGAACTTTTGCCCAATAACCATCACGGCATCTTCCGCCTGCTTATAGTTTCCGTTAGCTACTCCAGAGTCAATCTGGTCCACAAGCTGATGGTAGGACAGTCGAGACATTTCCTCAACCTCTCTAGACACCTTGCTGATCTCATCAATAGCTCCGGCGGCACCTAACACAGACTGAAGTCCGGACCTATCTAAGCGATATGAGCTATTCGCAACTACAAATTTCGTTGGAATAACAGGTCTTCCATTAGGCATATCTACAACCACTGACGCCTCGACTCTACCTTTGGCAGATGGGATATCTGCAGAAAAGGTCAGGGATCTATCTGTAGAAGAGGCCACTCTAACCTGTGGGTTTGGAACCCCTAGGCTGGAGAATTCCATGGCAACAACATTTGTTGCCGTTCTAACCTGATCTCTAGTGAAAGATGCTGCGGCTGCTATTAGTTCATTTTCTAAATTCGTATATCTCTCTAAAGATGCCGGGACCACAGCTGCGTCCATTTGAAGCTCGCCAAATTCTCGCTGGCCCTCAAACTTATCTTTCGCAGCCTTTTGTATGAAATTATTCTTATCTTTAATAAAGACATAAAGGTTTTCCTTGTTAAGCTTTACCAGCTGATCTCCCTGCACAAACGCTTGCGGCAAAGACGGTAGGCCGTTAGTAACCTGAACTGGAATTGGAACATTAACCTGAGTATGATCTGATGTATCGATAGATGCATTACATAGGATGAAGTGCTCATTCGTCTTTATAGCCTTAACTGCTGTTGGTGCGCAACCCAGCGCTATCATCTGCAGCTTCGCAAACTTTTCAGCCTTCTTCACTATATTGTCAGATATTGTGGAAAAAGCCGACTTTTGCTCTAGGGAAAAAACTCCTGATAACTCTTTTGATAACTCACTCTCTCCGTACAGGGGTGTAAGCCTCTCATCATAAGGGACTCTTGCTGCCGGAACCCCCTTCGGGTCGGTCATAACCGAAGCGTGCTTGGCCGGAAGTAAGTCCTCCAGCTCTCTCCTGAAATTAGATCTGCCGCCAGAAAGACCATATAAATGGTCGTAAACTTCCGAAATCTCCCTTTGTGTTATAAAGGTTTGATCAGAAGCCCTCTTGGCTATAACGTCACGCATGTGACAAATTAGGGCATCTCCAGAATTATTGTTAGCCGCCTTTTCCAAACGACTTAAGACATAATTTGAAGAAAAAGTCTTACCTTCAGTTATGCTTTCAAGAGCCTTTTTTGCCTGCCTTGCAATTTTTTGTATTTCATTCATTGTTAAGTTCCTTATTTACCTTCTTTAAACATATCTGGAAAAATGCTCTCTATAGCACTTATTTTCGATTTAGCCTGAGATCCTATAACTTTCTTTAAAAAGCCTACATCAGTTGAGGCCATGTCTAAAAGAGCGGCTTTAAACGTAAAAATATCATCATTATCAAATCCATAATCTTCTGCAGAAAATGCACATATTGGCACATTTTTATATGATAATGTTACATTATTATAGTCATAATTGCTAGACGCACTCCAGTCTCCACCCTCTTTCTTCTGATACTGGGGGTCTGAGCTTCTAACTAAAAAAGAGTCTCCATCGACATCCTCTACCTTCCACAGGTCATCGTATTGATCTCCAAAAACCTTATACATATCAAAGGCGACTTTCTTTATTTTCAAGTCATCACTAATCGGGATTTTGTTTTTATCCGCCAAATCAGTGGATTGCTTTTTTGAAAGCTCCACAAGAACTCTATCCAAATCTGACATGAATGCTCTCCTCGCTGTAAAATTTATCTTTATTAATAGAAACCAAAACTTTGACTATTGGTAAAAATACCTATGTTTATTACAATAACTTCACTGCTATAAAATAAATTAGTAGGCTATTCATCCTGGCCTCTACTTATAGTCGCAATCTCTTCTAGAATCTCTTTAATCCTAACATGATTTTTGCATATCTTTTGAAGCTTTTTGACGATTCCCCCGTAACGCTTCTTTTGATTTTTATAATCAATATTGCCATGCATTGCCTTATGCACAGCGGACTGCGTTATCCCGAGGTGATCAGCAATCTCGTTTTGAGTCTTGCCCATCAGCCTCATAAAGAGTATCTTTTTCTGATGCTCAGTTAGATACTCTCCATTTACTATATCGTAAATTTCATCTAAGAGCTCTTCTTTTAGGTCTAAAATCTTCTCATCCGAGGCGTTGTCCATAAGGACTTGGCTCATACCTCTTTCGTTTGAAAAGTTATTAAGCTTTGCCGCCTCAAAGGAAATTTCGACAATTTTATATTGATATGATTTGCTTTTTCTTCCCACTTGACCTACCAAATTTCTGGAATTATTTGTTTGAAATCTTTATAGAAAGTATCTCTCCCATTTGTAGGATTAGCAGAGTATTCATCTATATCCTTATATGCATCCGGCACTCTTAAAAATCTTAATTTAATTCCCTTATTTATATATTTTTTGTATATTCTCTCAATAGATTTTTGACCTGCCTCATCAGAGTCTAACAAAAATGTTATCTTATCAGTGTACCGGGCGAGTTTTAAAAAATGATTTTGAGAAAAGGCCGTTCCGCAGATTGCTACAGAATTAGAAAAGCCATTTTTTTCCATCGATAAATAATCGAAATATCCTTCTAGAACATAAACATTATTAGAATCTATAATACTCTTCTTTGCGACATTTAATCCATATAAAATATTTGCCTTCTTATAAGAGGAGTTTTTATACTTTGGAATTCCTAATAATCTTCGCTCTCCATCCCCCATCAAAGTTCTGCCGCTTATCCCAACGGCATCACCATATTCTGAAAAAATAGGAAATACTAAATAAAAATAATTTGAAAAATCACTTTGTTTTGAAAAATTCAATATATTCAAACTATTAAGCAAATCCTCGGAAAGATATTTTGTTAAAACACTTGCATTCTGAGGAAAGAATCCAATCCTATTCTTCTTGATAGAAGCCTTTGTTAGTCCCCTATCTTTTACCAAATACCTGAGGCATGCCTTAGAGTTTTTCAAATTACTATGACAAATATCTACAAGCTGTTCTAGGCCATCACTTTGATTCATCTTCTTCCTCCAGCACCGGAACTTCGTTAGTTAGCTCTATTGCACTGATCATGTGTTCTGTTATATTTATTTTGCATCCAGACTTATCATTGGGGCAGTCTTTGCCCACTAAAACTCCAGCCTCAACTATTGCCTCTACTGGCTTTTCACACGTGTTGCAGGGAAACATAAAGGCCTTGCTATTCTTGTGCCTAATGATATCTCCATTGACTTTCATAGAAAGCTTTGTGTAAGAAGACACTCCGCTCAAAATATCTCCACAATTATTACAGATAACATTATCGCTATTTACA